ACAGGTTTCGTTGAAGGTCTGAGCACCATCGACAAACGTCTGCTGGACCTGTCTACCAACGAAGGTGCTGTGCGTCTGTCTGAAGCTCAGGCATTCCTTGAGTCTATGTCGCAAGAAGTTGCGTCGAAAATGTTCTATGGTAACACTGCTTCAGATCCTGAAGAGTTCATGGGTCTTGCACCACGTTTCAGCGACAAGAATGCATCTAACGGTGGTCAGATCATCGACGCTGGTGGTACAGGTTCTGACAACACATCAATCTGGATGGTTACCTGGGGCGACAATCAGTGTTGTCTGCTTTACCCGAAAGGTACTCAAGCGGGTGTTCAGCGTGAAGACATGGGTGAGCAACGTGTTACTGATGGAAACGGTAACGCTTACTACGCCAAAGAAGAGAAGTTCACGTGGCATGTTGGTCTGGCTGTGAAAGACTGGCGTTATGTATCACGTATCGCAAACATTGACGTTTCTGATATGCAAGCGGGTAACGTGGCGTTGTACGACTTCATGCGTAAAGCGTACTACAAGTTGCATAGCCGTCGTGTAGCTGGCGGTAAGACCTGCATCTACTGTAACCGTGATGTACTTGAAGCACTGGACGCTTTGGCAACCAACGCGGGTACGTCTGACAACTTTGTGCGCCTGAAGACGGTGGAGATTGAAGGTAAGGAAGTGCTGACTTACCGTGGTATCCCTATCCGTGAGATTGATGCACTTCTTAACACTGAGGAACGTGTGCAGTAAGGCGCACTTACCTTCAACTAATTTAGGAGAATCATCATGATCTTTTCTGCACAACAACTGTTCTCAGACGACCAGGCGATCACAGCAACTGCCCTATCAACTAACGTCATTGACCTTGGTGTTGCCGGTACTCCGTATGATGCGGTTGCATCGTTAAACCAAGACGTCGGTAAAGGTAACAAAATACCGTTTTTGGCACAGGTTACTGAAGACTTCAACAATGCTACTTCTGTGGAAGTGGCGATTGAAACAGGTACAACCACTGCACTCGGTACTGTTGTTCTCAGTGAAACCATTCTGCTTACTGACCTCGTGGCAGGTAAACAGACTGTGTTTGAAGTGCTACCGAACCAACTGACTAAGCGTTACGTGGGTGTACGCTACACTGTTGTAGGTACTGCACCGACTACAGGTAAGTTCACTGCTGGTATCACTATGGGTAACCAGACTAACGTCACTGGTGCTTAATTGAGTCGGGGACTTCGGCCCCCACTCTTCATTCAATGTTTGGAGAATTGACATGCCTAGTTATAAAGTATTGGAATCAGGTTTCTATGGTGGTCGCATGTATGCACCAGACGGTAAACGTCCTGTGCTGCACACTGACAAACCGTTCCCCAGTAAGGACGGTAAAGAACAAATACCGAAGTGGGTTGAGCGTATTGGTGAAAAGTCTGTACAACAACAAGCACTGACTAACAACGATGTCCAATCAGTCAAAGAGTTGAAAGCTGAACTGACTGAACTCGGTGTTGAGTTTAAAGGTAATGCCAGTAAAGCAACACTGACTGAACTGTTGGAGTCTCACAAGAAGACGCAACAAGACCGTCAAGACATTGCTGAAGCATCCTTCATGGGTGAAGGTGAGCAAGCTTCAAGTACCGTTGAAACACTGTAGAGGTGAACCATGCCCGATCGAGTGAAGATTAAGAAACAATCATACGAGTCTAGCTGTATGCTTTGTTGTTCCGACGGTCAACAGTTTTATGGTCCTAATTCATAATGAGGTGACCACATGGCTTCTGAAGTTGAAATCTGCAACCTAGCACTAAGTAACATTCGCGCTGGTAGCATTAACGCATTGAATGAGGGAAGTCTGCAAGCACAGTTGTGTAAGCTGAAATATCCTATTCTTCGTGATCGCTGCTTGCGTGAAATACCGTGGCAGTTCAACCATAAAATCAGAGCACTTGCACCAGTTACCACGGACGTGTTCAACTGGGGTTATGCTTATTCATACCCTGTCGATTGTCTCAAGATTCACCGTTTGGTGGGTTCGTATGAACAACTGCCTGCTGGACAGTCTGACGTAATATCTCGATCACTCGATAGTCGAGTCATTCCGGCAAGTGACCTTCGACGACAGATACCATACGAAGTGTTCAACTTCGACGACAATAAAATCATCGGTGCAAATCAACCTGACTTACGCATTGATTTTGCCGGCAAGGTTACTGATCCGAATCTGTTCAGTGATGACTTTGTTATGGCGTTGTCTCACCTTATTTCTTCTGAGGTTGCTATTCCTATTGTCGGTGCTGAACTAGGTCGTGCATTGCGTAATGATTCGTTGCAGTTGTACCGTCAATACCTGTTGTCTGCGATAGCTACCGACATGAACGATCAGTATTTTATACCTCGTGAAAGTGATTTCGTAAACATCAGGAGATAAGCAATGCCGCAAATCACACAGCGTAGCTTTACATCCGGCGAAATTGCGCCAGCATTGCAATCTCGTGCTGACCTGACTAAATACGCCACAGGTTTGAACTTGTGTAAAAACTTTTTCGTGCGTGCTCAGGGTGGTGTGTATTCACGCCCCGGGTTTAAGTTCATTGGTGAACTGGACAACTCAAATAGAAAAGGCCGTCTTATCCCGTTCAGTTTCAACACTGAACAGACTTACATGCTTGTGTTTGAGCATCTGAAAGTTCGTGTGATTCGTGATGGTGGTTTTGTACTTGATGGTGGCGGACCTGACATCTTTGAGCTTGCCACACCGTACACTGAAGAACAGTTACCACGTTTAGGGTTCACACAGAATGCTGACGTGATGACAATCGTTCATCCTGATCATGACCCTCGTAACCTAAACCGTATAGCCGATGATAATTGGTCATTGACAGTGATCAGCTATGCACCAACCGTTGAGAGTCCGACGTTCAGTGCTGGTTCGGTGAATAGAGCAATCACTGGTGTTACTCAATCAAACCCTGCTGTGGTAACGGCTGTAGGTCATGGTTTTGTCACTGGTAACCTGATTAGTATCAATGGTATCAATGGTATGACTGAGCTGAATGGGCGATCGTTCATCATCACAGCATTGACCACGGACACTTTTGAACTGAACAGTGAAGACTCGACAGGTCACACTGCTTACGTTGACGGTGGTACAGCCAGTTGTCAGAACGGTGCAACAACTATCGGTGAAGGGTTCGGTGACTTTGACAAAACTTACACATACGTCGTGACTGCTGTTGATGCTGAAGGTTCTGAATCACTAGCATCTACTGAAGTGAGTATCACAACAGGTTCACTGGCAACAACTGCTGGTGTACGTTTAACGTGGGACACTGTACCTGAAGCTGAGTATTACCGTGTCTATAAAGACCCGTCAGTGGGTACGGGCATTTATGGCTGGATCGGTGACTCGAATAACAATTCATTTGATGACTACAACATTGCACCTATCACCAGTGACGCACCACCACAAGACAGACAACCGTTCAATGGTGAAGGTAACAAACCTTCAACGGTTACGTATTACCAGCAGCGTCAAGTATTCGCTAACACATTTAACGAACCACAAGCGACATTCACCACGCAGACAAACAACTTCGATTCATTGCGAGTGTCTAACCCTGCTCGTGATGATGATGCGGTGACGTTCACCATTGCTGCACGTCAGGTCAATGAGATTCGTCACCTGTTACCACTTGATTCACTTATCCTGCTGACATCAGGCGCAGAGTGGATCATGACTGAAGGTCAAGACAGGGTGCTGACACCTGCAACGGTGGGTGTGCGTATTCAGTCTTACAATGGTTGTTCAATCATCCCACCTGTGGTAATCAACAGTACCGCACTTTACCTTCAGGAGAAGGGTGCACGATTGCGTGACCTTGGTTATGAGTTCAGTAGTGACAAGTACACCGGTAACGATTTATCACTGATGAGTGAACACTTGTTTGAAGATAAGCAGATTGTATCAATGGCGTATGCTGATGAGCCGTACAGCATTGTGTGGTGTGTTCGTAATGACGGTGTGTTGTTGGGTTTGACCTATCAACGTGAGCACCAGGTGTGGGGCTGGCATCAACACAACACTCAGGGTGAATTTGAGTATGTTGCCACTGTCGCAGAAGATGACCGTGACGTTGTGTATGCTATCGTAAAACGAACCATTAGTGGTGTGACAAAAAGATACGTTGAGCGACTTGAAGCACGTGAGCAGGTTAACGCAGCCGACTGTTTCTATCTTGACTCAGGTTTGACGTATAAAGGCGACCCTGCAACTGTGATCAGTAATCTTGACCATCTTGAAGGTGAAACTGTGAGTATCCTGACTGATGGTTACACTGTACCTGACCGAGTTGTATCTGGTGGACAAATCACCCTTGATCGCGCAGCGTCAACCGTTCAGGTTGGTCTGAGCTACTTACCTGTGATTCAGACGCTAGACATCGACACACAGTCACCACAACAGACGCTGAAGGCTCAGTCAATATCGGTGTCAAAGGTCACAGTTGAGGTTCAAGGTTCTCGTGGTGGCTGGGTAGGTCCGCGTAAAGATGATGACTCTGCACCACTGATGAGTGAGATCAAGCCGCGTTTTGACGCTGACGGGTATGACCCAATTGCATTGAAGACCTTCAAGCAAGATGTGTATATTCAACCTCAATGGGCTAAAGGTGGCGGACTTCGTATCGAACAGCGTGCACCTTTACCAATGGCTATACTTTCAGTAATTCCTCAAGTTGATATAGGTGGTAACTAATGATTGAGTTTGTAAGACCCACTGTCGAGATGGTTGAATCGATTGCAGCAGACATGAGACAGGCAGACATTGATGAAGTGTGGGCTTCAAACCATCATACCCCGTTAGAATCGATGATGAAAGGATGGGAAGCGTCTGACTTCTCAACAGTCGCAATGTGTGACGGTGAACCACTGGTGATGATTGGTCTAGTTAAGCGTGACGTGTTATCAGGTAGTGGTGTTGTGTGGATGCTCGGAGCGAACAGGGCAATGAAATACAAGAAAGAGTTCTTTCGTCAGACTAAACCTGTGATCGATGAGATGCTGACTATTTGTCCTCGTTTGTGTAACATGGTCCATGAAAAGAATACGGGCAGTATTCAGTGGTTAAAGTGGTTAGGGTTCACAATTGGTGAACCAATACCTCACGGTTCTGATGGTGAACTGTTCCGTCGATTTTATTTAGAGAGGTGACACTGATGTGCGAACCGACAGCGATAATGGCAGGTGTGGCGATTGTATCCGCTGCATACACAGCAAACCAGCAAGTAAAGCAGGGTAAGTATCAGAAAGGTGTTGCTGACTACAACGCTGCTGTTGCTGAAAATGAAGCACAGGAAGTGCAAAACAAGAGTGTTGAAGAAGAGAACTTGCAGCGTCGTCGTACTGCTGAACTGTTGTCTAAACAGCGTGCTCAACTCGGTGCTGCGAACGTAGGTCTTTCATCAGGATCAGCACTGCAACTTCAGGAAGATACTATTGCGCTCGGTGAAGCTGATGCGATGCGTATCCGTAGCAATTACGATGCTCAGGTTGAATCATTGCAAACTCAGGCTGTCGTTACCCGTACGCAGGGTGAGTTTGCACGACAATCAAGTCAAACGGCTGCAACAGGTACACTGCTCAAAGGCGCAAGTGCTGCGATGAGTACAGGTGTTGCTGACAAGTGGTTCACACCAGATAGTGCAGCGTCTTCATTAGCAGGTTCACCAGTCCCAATCAGCTCAGGCGGTGTTGTCGGCGATCCATTAGTAGGAGTCGCATAATGCCAAAAGTAGCACAGTACGGTGAACCACAGGTACGCACTCAGGTCGTCAGACAGCCACGTGCTGACGCAGCAGCAGGTAATGCGGTGTTCCGTTCAAATATCCAAGCAGCAGAAGGTTTGGCATCGGTAGCACAAACAGGTGCACAGATGATGCAGCGTATCGACACCACCTCTGCTGAAGAAGCACTGGTGGCATTCGAGCGTGAGAAAAACAACCTATTTTTTAACCCTGAAAGTGGGTACTTCAACACTCAAGGTAAAAACGCATACGAGAACGCCACTGCTGCAAATGAAGCATTGCAGAAGCTGCAACAGCAGTACGGTGAAGGTCTGAACCAGAATGCACGTCGAATGTTTGACAAGGCTTCAACGGTTCAGATCACACGTAGCCAAGCTGACATTGCACGTCACTCTGCGAAAGGCCTTCAGTCCTGGGAAGTTGCCACTATCCGATCACAAGTCGAGAACACTGTTGAAAATGCGTCTTTGTACTGGAATCAACCTGACCAGTTAGCGGTGCAGAATGCAGTAGGTCGTCAGGCGGTGATTGATGCTGCTGAACTCGAAGGTATAGGTCCTGAAGCAACTGCTGAACGGTTGCAGACTTATGGCTCATCATTCGCTAAAGCAGCGATCAGCACAGCCACCAGCTACAGTGCTGCACAAGGTCAGGAGCTGTACGACAAGATGAGTGATCGCCTTGAAAGTCCAGACAAGCTAAAGCTGGAAAGAGAGATTCAAGCTAAGGTCAAAGCTGAGAAAATTCAGTCTGACTCACAGCAAGCGATGATCACAGGTGCACACCTAGTGGACACATACGACAGTCGTGAAGACATCCGTAACGAAGTGAACACCATCGAAGACCCTGAGCTTCGTAGTAAGACGATGACCGAAGCAATGCGTCAGTTCAACCTGAAGAAGCAAGCTGAAGACGAAGCGCAAGCTGAAGCGTTTAAAGCTGCTGAATCGCACCTGTATGACGGTGGTAGTGCTGAGACATTTCAAGCTGAGAACCCTGAAGGGTGGGAGCGTCTAAGTGCTAAACAGAAGAAGAGTCTTGAAACAGGTAAACCTGTGGTAACCGATTGGAACGTATATTCTGATCTGATGGTACTACCGAAGGAAGAACTTGCCAAAGTGAACCCTGCTGACTACATCTCGCAACTAGCACCTGCTGAACGTACCAAACTCATCAGTGCAGTGAAGAGTGCAAGAGGGACAGGAACAGCAAGCGAGAAGATTGATCACCAGGTTGGTCGTACTCGTAGTGCTCAGACCACTTCTGCACTTGAACAAATACTGGGTAAGAAGGCGAAGTGGAACGATGAGAAGCGTAAACAAGCTGATGCGTTCTATGACTTGCTTGACAGTGAAGTTCAGTACCGTGAGCAGCAAAAAGGTAGTTTGTTATCGTCGCAAGAATATACTGACGTTTTGTCAGATCTGACTCGAGAGGTTACTATTGAACGTAGTGCGTTTGGTGTTGGATTCTTAGCACCAGATGTGGAACTAAGTTTAATAGATATGTCACAGGCAGACATGCGAGTGTTGAGTGAATTCTTGCGTGATAACAATATACCAGTGACTTCTGAGAACTTAATCAAAGCTCAACGACAGGCTACGGAATAATGGGATTGAACCTAGACAAAATTGACATTGGTAGTTTCGGGATTAACGAAGAACAGCAGACACAGCTTAACGCTAACATGTCTGAAGCTGTGAAGGTTAACCCCGACCAGCACGCTCAAACGATGAAACTGAGTCAAGCGTCGGGTGTACCTGAGTTCGCTGTAAAATCAAACCCTGAGCAAGTAGAGCACAAATTAAAGCTGGATCAGATCAACCTTGACGGTATGACTCAGCGTGCACCGAAGACTTCAAAATTCCTCACCGACAATGTGAACAACGCTGTCATTGCTCAGGAAGACGTGACTGCTGGACTGCTAGAAGGTATTGAAAAGACTTTCGACGGTTTAGGTGGTGC